TTCTAGCCTAATCTATTTTTTGTTGTTTAAACCAGGAGATAAGGGAGTTACATCTAGCCTGAGCTACCTTATACTTCCCTAAGTTAATAGTTAGGTTAGTAATGAGATCTGACGTTCTAATATCTGAGGGTCTGGTATCGGGACTAACAGTTCCTCTGGGGGCTGCGGACACAGGGTCGATAAGTGAGGTGAGCAAGCGTTTAGACTCAACGCTAATATTACACTCGCTATCAGTCTTTTGTATGGTAGGTACATATCGTATAACCTCTCTATTAACTATCTTAGTTTCTACTTTTATCTCTGCTTCTTTAGCTGATAGTTCAGATAGTAATGTTTTATTTAGCTCTCTAACCTCTACCAACTTAGCCCTCTCTAGCTTGAGTACTGTAGATTGCTCTGCCTTTACTAATACATCTTTAGCCTTATAGCCAGCACCTAGCCCTAACGAGAAGATAGCTAGTGCGAGACCTAGGTAAACGTAAAGGCTTGGCATAGATTACTCCTTATTCATCACACTATCTATGGTATACCCAATAGCTAGGAACTTGCCTAGTCCATAGGGGTCTGACAGAGATACTGATGGTTCTACTGACACAGCTACTACCCCAAGTGTAGTGATAACACTTAACGCAGTATACTTGCCTTCGACATATAGATACTTTCCGAAGTTGTTAGTTGTCTGTTTTCTTAGATAACGCTTTAGCCAGTGTAGGGTAAGCCCTACTAAAGCGATTAGATTACATAGTAGGTAAATTAGCATAGTTGGTTCCTTTTAGTGAAGTAAGTTAATAATTTTTTCATAAAACGTAGATAGGATTGCTATTACTGACCCAGACACTAGAACTACTCCACCTAGAAAGCCCTTCTCTTTAGACTTTTCAGCTAACAGTTGGTCTAGTTTCTTGTCTAAGCATTCATACTGTTGTTGTGACACTCTTTGTGCAGTAGCATTTATCTCTCTATAGACAATAGCTTGGGCTTGAAACGCCTCTAGTCTACGTAGTCTAGCTTCAGTAGTACTGTCATAAGTATCAGGAGTAATAGGCATAAGGAGTACTAGCCTTCTTCTATAGCTATAGAGTTTCTAGTAGCTCTTAATCCAACGTCTTTAGAATAGCCACTGTCTAATACTTGGATAGCTGCTTCCTTAAAGTCTTTGTTAGCTAGAGCTTTGTGCATTAGTTTAAACTTACGTAGACCTCCGATACCTAAGTTATAGCACATATCAATTAAAGCATTTTGTCTAACTTCTGACAGTTCAGTATAGCTAGGGAAGGCATTAAATAGGTCTCTACTTGCATCTTCTAAGTCAATATGTAATAGGTCATTAGCAAGTAGTCTAGTAATTCCATTGTCATCAAGGTTATGACCATATCCGATAGTTAGCTTACCAGCAGGACACCTATAAGGTTTTAACCTTAACCCTTCGTTTTCTTTAACTAAATTTATTAAGTTTTTATTTAACATCTAACTTCCTTAAATTAAGTGGTAGTAGGAGTAACCCATAAAGAACTATCTAGTTTAAACTGCTCGTACCCGTATGGTTCTGGGTCTGCTGTAAGTAGCCACAAGTAGTCCGTCTGATCTACGTCTTGCCAAGCGGTAGTCTCGAAACCGTCTTTAGAATCCTCCTGTTACTCCAATTGCCCAGTCCCGCGACCGCATGGCTGTTATTGCTGCTCTACCTGTTGCGCTTGGTGCTGATCCTCCTGACTGCCAAAATAGTCCTGAACTTGTCAGGTTGCTATTTATGCTAACTAATATTCCGTCTATGCTTGTTTGAGATAGATTAGTAAAATGGAATGCATACATAAAGTTAGTACATAAACAGTTATCAAATGAATGAGCTGGGAAATCAGTCAGGTTAACATTTAAATACCAGCAGGTACTAAATGTTGTTGCTTTCCTAAAATCTAGAAGTGGGAATGTTGATAAATTAGTATTAGTCCATGCCGAGTTAAAGTAAATACCCTCGCTAGTATCAATTGATGGGAATTCAGTGTATTTATTACCCGCAAATGATGATGCAAAATTAGTAACGTTTTTCGTATCAATTGCTGGGAATATAGTTATGTTTTTATCCTTCCATGCCTTTGTTAGACTAGTCGCATCGCCATAACTTGCTTTAGCCCCATTCTCAACAAAATAAGCTTCTACTTTTGCCAGGTCTGCATCAGCTACAGCCCCTTCTCGTATTAGCACCCCAAATATCTTATTACTAGAAAAGAACTGGCCACCTATCTTATGCGAACCAGCAGGCAGATCAACACCATAACTTGCAGTACCATCACCAGTCCCGATGACCATCGAACCTACCCATCCTCCTACTGGAACAGTAACGATAATAGCATCGATAACTTTATCAATAGTAATACAATCTGGTAGCGTATTATATATTGGTCTAGCGTATTGTGTCCCTTGCGTACCATGATTACCATTGCCTGACTTATCAAGCACGCGACCAACAGGCTGAGCGTCTGCGGTTACTGGAGTTGTGCCTGCTGCGTCCTGTGATAGCGTAGGAACATCAAAAAAATCAAACCCCACTCCTTGCTCTCCGCCACTAAATAAATCTAGCGGGGAGAAAGCAATTTCATTACCTAATTCATCTTCATATGTAACAGTAAGTATTACACCACCTAACTCTATTGCCTTAGCTATTAGGGTCTTTTTTATAAAACTATTAGCAATAAGGCTCATTAGTTTAAGTCTCTAGCCAGCATACTAATATTAGTACTACCATCAGCACCAGTAACCGTAAGATAAAGTGGCATATTATCGCCTAAGCTAGCTGCTAACTGTGTAGGTAGGTCTGTAACATCCCCATCAGTAAGAGCTATATATGAGCCAAAGTCATCTATATAGGTTAGGGTTACTGTAGCAGCTCCTAAAGCACCAGAGATAAAGATAGCCACTCTAGACCAGTTACGGGGGGAGGTCTGTAGGACTTGGTAATTCCCATTAGTAGTAATAATCATCTAAAGCCTCTATATATGGAGTGTTTGTAATCCCTGATTGACAAGGTATTAAATGTAGTGTATCATAAAGCTATCATTAGTGCAATCCTTTAAATTAACCTAACTATATCAATGGCTTACGATACAGACTTACCTTCGACAGGAAACCTAGTAGACCTAGATGCTAAGGTATCACCTATAGTACTAGCAGGTATCTTAGGGGTAAACGTATCTTTACTGTACCAAGAGATGCAGGTAGGAAGGCTCCCTAATCCTCTGATTGACTATTCATATAAGGAGTGTATACAAACCTATGTGTCTCACTTTAAGAAGAATGCTGACCTAAAGATACTTAAGGCGAAGCAGGACTATGGCCTCAAAGTAGAAAAGTTAGAGAACGATAAGAAACTTAGAGAGAAGAAGCTAGAATTAGCCCCCAAGAGAACTTATGATAGTGATAATGGTGATATACCTCCACTTATGGCAGCTAAGATAAAGCAAGAGATAAGACTAGGCATTGCCAGAGAAAGTCATCTATGGATTAAAGCCGCCATCGAGCGCGGGGAGTATATAAGCCTAGGGGTCTTAGTTGACTTGCTTGAACCCTTCATCATGTCTATTAGACAAGCGCTCCTTACTATAGGACTAGAAAGTACAGAGGCCGAGAAACAAGTAGACTTAGCGATGGAGACACTAGGTACTCTAGGGGTTAAGATGATAGAAGGTGCAGTTTACGACTCCTCAAGGTTTGTGCAAGCTATCTTAGCTAAAGATATAGTACTAGAAGAGATAGAGATAGACAACAAACCAGCGAGACTATTATGATTGAGAGGCTATTTTCTAATACGGCTGAAAGAAAGCTACTCGGTGGATTACTCTCCCTACTCAAGCCTGCTATTAGAACCTCTACTAGGCAATGGTTACGTGACCATAGAATACTTGCCCAAGAAGAGAGTCACTTTACTGGTAAATTTGATCCTGATAAGATACCAGCACTAGAGTACATATATGACTGCTGTGATAACCGAAGTATCTATATTATAGTTGCAATGAAAGGTTCTCAAGTCGGGTGGAGTGAGCTTACTAATGGCGTTATAGGTAAAGTTATCCACACTACCCCTACGAAGATGCAATGGGCTTTCCCAGGACTAGAGCCGTCTAAGGTGTATAGCAGAGAGAAGCTTAAACCTTTCTTTAATGGCACAAGAGTACTAAAAGAACTTATTAATATAGGGGTAGCTAAAGAAAGCTTCTCGTACTTTAAGTTCCCTGGTGGCTTTCTTAAACTTACTACACTAGGGGCTATCTCTTCCGCAAAGACCAGCTCTATACCATTCATAGGAGTAGAAGAGCCAGATGACGTTAAGGATGATGTAAAAGGGCAAGGTGACACACTAGAGAACGTAAAAGGAAGACAGAAGACCTTTCCTATAGGCTTTAAGAAGCTTATCTTCGGTGGTACTCCTACTGATAAAGACTTCTCTAGGGTAGAGAGTGGATATAAGCAGTCTAATAAGCTAGTGTTTAAGGCCGAGTGTCATCATTGTAAAGAGTTAATAGAGTTAAGCCTAGATAACCTCAAGTATGACGACTACCAAGACAGATACATAGATGAACTATATGGCAAACATAACCCTGACTCTGCTTACTATGAGTGTCCGGCTTGTAGTGGTATATGGTCATTCGAGGAAAAGAACCAGAACATTGAGAATGGTAAGAAGTTTGGGTTTACTGACTTCACAGGTAACTTCTCTAAGGGATGGCACGCTGAAAGGCCAGAGGTAACAGAGACCTTTGGCTTCCACATACCTGAGCTACTATCTACTCTATCTTCTTCTACCTTTAGGGAACTAGCCCAGAAAGAGATATTAGCTGAACTAGACCTTCTCAAAGGTAATGAAAGCCTGATGAAGAGCTATAGGAACAATAGCGGAGGATTACCTTATGCTTCTGGTATCACTGCTCTCGGGGCTAAAGAGATGGAGAAACTGCGACTTAACTACCCAGAAGGCATAGTACCCTCAGAGGGGTTAGTACTAACAGCAGGTGTAGATGTCCAAGACAATAGATTTGCCTATGTTATACGTGCATGGGGAAGGAACAATAATAGTTGGCTAGTTAAATGGGAGGAGATATTTGGTGATGTGCTAAATCAAGACTCAGAAGTATGGACACAGCTATCTGACTTGTTAGTTCATGGTACTATTCCTCACTCTAACGGTAAGACACTTAAGGTTGCCGCACTCTCTATAGATAGTGCTGATAACTCTGAGCTAGTTTACCGATGGGTACTAAAGAACATAGCTAGTAATAAACAGATATTTGCAGTTAAAGGGGTAAGGGACTTACGGCATTCAGAGGACGAGATATACAGAGAGCCGCTAATAGATATAACTAGAGACCAGCAGGCTAGAAAGACAATAGCTGAAACTATGGGGGTTAGTGTCTTTAACCTAGGAGCGCATAGAGCGCACGACCAGGTACTTAAGCGAGTAAACCTTAATATGAATAAGGAGGCTCGTAGTAACATGTACTACTTTAATAAACAGTCCTATGGTAGCTACGAAGATCAAATGACTAGCTGTCGTAAGATACTAGACATGAACAGTAGTTATAGTAAGCCTGTATATAAGCTAATTCCTGGAAGACGTAAGGAGGCTATAGATGCTGAGAAACTAGCACTACATGCCGCCTATGCCATTGGAATTAGAAACTATACTCATGCTCAATGGAAGGCTATAGAGAGCTATCTATATGCAAAATAAACTAAGAATAAGAGACATAGTATCCTTGCTTCTCTTTCCGCTGGTATTGATATTCTTTATCTCCCTAGCAATACTCTCATTTATAATTAATAGGTAACTTATGTCAATCCCACTACAAGAGTTAAAAGACCAACTAGCTACAGTGCAGGCCGCAATAGACTCAGTACTAGCAGGTAATAGGCTAACTTCATTACGAGTAGGCAGTAGTACGTTCTCTCGACTCTATACCTATCAAGAGTTAAGCTTAGATAGCCTAACCGCACTAAGAGATAACTTATTAGCCCTCATACACGCACTTGAGCCAGCTACTCCTGTGTTTAAAACTAATGCTACTATACCATTAGTAGTCGGCAAAGACATTTGGTAGGATAAGGCTATGACAGAGCAAGTAGTATTTAACAAAATAACTCAACCGTCCGCATACTTGGGGGCATCTACCTCATATAAGAATAAGAGAAAGGGACTAATCCACGGAGACCCTGACTCTATAGCAGCTATGGAGATAGCTAACCTTCAAATGAGGTCTGCTGACTTAGTTCGTAATAATGGCTATGCTAAGACTGGCCTTACTAAGTATATGACCTATCTAGCTGCGGTTAAGGTAAACTGGACTAACTCTAAAGGCAAGAAGCATAAGAAAATGCAGAAGTTCTGGGAAGAGTTTGTAGCTAATCCTAACTTAGATGGCCATGGGACTTTTGCTAACACCCAGTCTATTATAAACAGCTCACAGTTCATCACAGGCAACGCTTATACTCGTATGATGGTGCAGCGAACAGGCAATACTAATACAGTACCGTTAAAGCTACAAGCTATCCCTACAGAGATGCACGATATCTTCTATAATGGTGGAGCTGAAGAGGATAATGTAAAACACGGTATTAAGTTTGATAACTCTAAGCCAGTTACCTATTACTTCCGCAAAGGTATCTATAATCACCTATGGCTTGGGGCAGATAACCCTTTTAGTGTAGTTAGTATTCCAGCGGAAGATATAGTACACCAGTTTATAAGAGAGTCCCCAGGGCAATGGATAGGTCTGCCACTACTAACCTCAGTTATACTTAATCTATACGAAGTAGATGAGCTAATAGAAGCTACGGTAGCTAAGCAAAAGGCTGCCCAAGCTATTGCATGGATAATAGAGAATACTAACCCTATGGCCTTAACTCCTACAGGTGCGCCTGGGGTAGAGACAGGAGAGAACGGGGAGGATAAGATAGTCTTTAAAGCATCTGGAGGTAATACTCAGTATCTTAATAAAGGCGAGTCTATTAAGTTCTACCAGAGTACTGATATAGGCAAAAACCTACCATTACTTATCCAAGCTGAGCTACGTAGAATAGCTGGGGCAATAGGAGTACCCTACCACTCGCTAACGGGAGATACTGGGGACTTAGCCTTCAGCTCTCTTAGGGCTATATCTGTAGAGTTCCGTCAAAGGCTAGAGTACATACATCACTTTTACACTATCCCGTTGTCTATAGTACCTATCACTAACAGATTTAAAGAACTAGCTATCCTTTACTCCTCTAAAGTTAGTGATGCTACTCCTACATTCCAATTACCTAGATGGTATGGTGTTGATGACCTTAAGGATACACAGGCTGATGTACTAGAACTAAACTACGGCCTAGGGACACTCCAAGGTAAACTAGATGAAAGACACTTAACTTTTGAAGAAGCCGTAGAAAGTGCTGGTCAAATAAAAGAACTAGAAGCTGCTCTTGGTAGGCCTCTAGGTGGTGTCAGCTCTACTCACCAAAGTAATAATACCAAGCCTAATACTAACTCAACTTCCCTTTAATTAGGGAGTTGACAGGGTAGGTTATTTGTGGTATTATGATTTAACCTAGATACTAATTTAATGGAACAGCATGATTTACCTTAAAACAACAGAGGTATCGTAGAATGAGCCACGCCCGACTACTAACTAGAATCTTAAACTGCCCACTAATGGTAAGTCAAGATAAGTTAGACATAATTACCTCAGAAGTAGGTCTTAAGCTTTTAGCTGGTGAATCTCTAGCAGTTGGCGAACCTACTATACACTCAGTAGTCCCTAAGGGTGCTGCTGTAGTTACTATCTTTGATGCGTTAGTCTCCAAGAATGGTGGAGGAGCTTCAGGATCTACCTCCTACGAGAGTATAGTATCCCAGACTAAGGACCTTATAGCTCAAGGACACAAGGCTATCTATTTCTACCTTGATACTCCTGGTGGCGAAGTAGCTGGCTTATTCGGAGCAGCGGACTTTATATCTTCTTTACCTGAACGGTACGGTGTAGAAACTATAGGTATTACTGATGGTATGATGGCTAGTGCAGGCTATGTGCTAGGTAGTGCTGTCCAGAAGCTCTATGCTACAGAGACAAGTATTATTGGCTCTATTGGGGTTATTATGACTCTTGTCAATACAGTAAAGGCAGACGAGGAAGCAGGCAGAGAGTATCTTATACTTAGGTCTAAGGACGAGAAAGCCCTACTTAATCAACACGAGCCTTTTGAGCAGAAAGCTATCGATGATGCTATGAAGATGCTATCTAACTTAGACAGCATTATGAATAAGACTGTCTCAGCTAATAGACCTGGCTTAGACATACAAACTATTATAGACTTGAACGGTAAGGTAGTACTTGGTACTGAGGCGTTATCCTTGGGTCTAATAGATGGAATTGTTACCTCATTCGATGGTGTAATAAAGGAACGGACTAATTTAACTTTAACTCATACAGGTACTACTACTATGACAGAACTAGAGAAAGCTTTAATGGCTAATGCTCAGCTTACTGCTGACCTTGCGGCTAGTAGAGCAGAAACTACAGTGGCGGTTAAAGCTGCTGTACAAGAAGAACGCACACGGGTACTAGGCATTGTAGATGCTGCTGGTACATTTAAGGTAGCTGCTGATATGGCTAAGAAACGTATTGTAGCAGGCTCTACAGTAGTAGATTCTGTTGAAATGTTTGAAGGCATTGCTCAAGGTATCCAAGCTAGTTTAGATACTACTGCTACTACAACTACTCTTAACCCTGACACTACTGCCCCAAGCGCTAGTGACTTCTCAAAAGGCTTACAGGCTGCTTTAGATAATGCAGAGAAATCCCCTAAACTATTCCAAGGAGTTAGATAATGACTACTAATAACGGTGCATATATGGATTACCCTGACTATGTGCCTAAAGCTGCCTTCTTTCGTAGCTCACCACGTAACACTAAGGTAGGTACTGTCAAAAGTGGCCAAGTAATTAAAGCACTCTCTTTCGTAGAGTCGGATGATGACGGTAAGCTAGTTGCCTATTCTGGCTTCGTTGAGAATGCAGAAGTTACCTTTGCAGCCATTACTGCCTCACAAACTCTTATCTTAGGTGGACTAACCTATACTGATGGCGGTGCTGGTACTACTGCTGAACAATTAGCAACTGCTTGGGCTGGCTTAATTGACGGTTCTGATGGCGGAGCTGACCCTGCTACTGGCATATGGTCTGGTGCATTAACTAACTATAGAACAGAGGCTATTGACGATACTAGAGTATTGTTTGTATCTACGCTACCAGGTACTAATCCTACTGACTTAGCTGATACAGGTACTGCTACTAACCCAACTATTACACTTATCCAAGGTGAAGCTACTACTTCAAAGATAGCAGGGGTATTATGTTATGACGTAGATGGTACTTCTGGTGATGTTGATGCTAGTGTCTATACTGAGGCTAGTTTCTGGGCAGACGCATTAGTATGGGCTGTTGATACAGCGGTTGATACTATTACTTTGCCAACTGGGACTACAGTAGCCGTTACTGCCTATAATACTGGATGTGGTGGTACTACTGCCGTATCTAATTTACTTAAACAGAAGTTCGTAGAAGGTTCAGAATTTGACCCTATGGGATTCTCTAAAACTGGAGAGGTATACTAATGTCTGAATTCCTTAGCCCTTACGAAATGAGTAAGGTATTAGAGGGTGTTATTCCTGCTAATAAAGTAGCTAGACCTAACTGGCTGCAAACTGCCTTTGGTAATGTCGATACTACTAACCGTTCTACTGTGAACTTTGATAGAGAGTTCCAATCTAACAATACCCCTGCGATGTATGTTGCTCCTAATGTTGATGCGCCTATTATCAAACTTCAAGGTTTTGGTACTACTGAACTAGGCTTTGCTTACACCAAAGAAGGTTTAGCTAGTCCTGACTATGAAGAGATTAATGGTAGACAGTTAGGTCAAGAGTTTGGTCAAGTAGACATATGGGCTAACTGGTTAGGCAACATTCGTAAGAAACTAGCTGTTACAGAAGCTAATTTTGAAACATTGTTTGAAGTCAACGCTGCTAACTTAATCTTTACTGCTACTCATACTGCTCAAAGTGCATTGCACCCTACAGTGCTATATGACTTTAATCGTACTAAGATTACTACTGCTGCTGACTTTGCGAAAGGTTATGTGCCAGAAGTAGATTTAACTACCTTAAACTCTGGTGGTGTTGGTAACTTAGCATGGACAGCAAATGGTACTCCTTACAAAGACATTATTACCGCATGTAATACTGTATTGCGTAAAGGAAGTATTAGAGCATTAGTTATGGCAGAAGATGCCTATGCGTTGCTTGAAGCTGATATTACTGCTAACTACAAAGACGCTGCTACACTAACACTAGACATTACTAACCGTATTGCTCTTAAAGTATTACCAGAAGTTGAGAAGTACCAAGACCTTAACTATAGACGCTCATTGCCTATTGGCAGTGGTCGTACTGTAGACATCTATACATATACTGCTATCTACCATAACCGTACTACTGGGGTAGAAACAATGTATGTGCCAGAGGGTCACTTTGCGGTATTACCTTCTGCTGATAATGGCATTAAGCGGTATGGTCGAATTATGCACCCAGGCGCACAGTATGAAGCTATGATGAGATACCTTAACACTTGGGAAGATCCTAAGACTGGTACTATGGAGTCAGAGATACACATCAATTACTTGATGGGGTGGAGAGATTCTAACCAGGTTGCTGCATGGAAAGTTAAGTAAGTGAGTTCAGCTACTATCAGTGGTCTTAGCAGTCTTAGGTCTAGCCTAGGTAAGACCACAGGTGGTACTCCCTCAGGAGTGGACAGTATTATGTCCTCTTTGAATGTAGCTTTGGCAAACGCAGTAAAGACTAAGTTTACAGCAAGAAATAAGCTAGAGCTACTTTCAAAGAGAACCGAAGTAAGAGGAAACAAGCTAGTAGGCACTCTAACCTATAGGCAAGTATACTCTGATTTATCTAAATTCCCTACTACTTGGTATTGGGGTAATATAAACTCAGATGCAAGTAGTAAAGGAAGAGTTCATGTAACTTCAGTAGTCAAAGGTAGACCTAACATAGTATACGGTAAATCGCATAGAGGTGGTTTTATTCTACGTGATAAAGGTGGCAGTCCTAGACAGTACGGAAGGCATGGAACACAGATGGTTGAACGTAAGAGCAAGAGTAAACTACCACTAAGACTACTTCTCGGCCCTAGTACTAGCATTATGATAGGCTGGGCGTTACGGAATGATAAAGGGGTTAGGGCTGTTACTAACGGTAAACGAATTAAACTAAGCTGGTAGTTATGTTAGAGTCAGACGAACAAATAAGTAAAACCCTAGAGTTAGCTGGTGAACCAGTAGAGCTACCTGGTGGAACTACTAGGGCTATACCAGGCCACTTAGTCTATAACATACCAAGCTTTGATAGTCCTTATGATATAGAGAAGCAAGAGTTCGACTTCCAGATAAGCTATAAAGACTTCTTAAACCTAGATGTAGCAAAGGGCGATACTCTTACCTATACTCTGCAAACAATAGAGTATAGTTTTAAGGTTGATGGGTACTTAAATGACTTAGTGGGATGGGTACAGCTTAAATGTAGCCTACAGAGTGTAATAGCATGATGGGTGAACAGTACTTAATAGATTTAATAAAGTCTAAGACATCTTATACTGACGTTACTCTAGCTGACGAGTCTACTGTTGACCTTATAAATACCCCTCTAACTACCCCTCGTATAATGGTAGGGACTATAGGAGTAAAGCTACAGTACCCAGAGACCTTCTTTACTGATGCGTATAGAGGTACTGAAAACCAAGAGTTACAGGTTAGCTCTATACAGCTTATTTGTTTACGTGGCGACCTAGCGACCGTTAGACAAGCCATTAAAGATGCGTATACTGGGGAAAGCCCGTTTACTAATGACAGTAACTACTCTACCCTTAACTTTATGGAAGGTAATGTAGTAGCTAAGACTGGTACTAAGATATGGTGGCAGGAACTGATAGGTTTAGTAATGCCAAGAGTAAGTTAATATAGGAAAAACTATGTTCAAATACGATGAAACAGGGGCAGTAGTACCGCTTAGTAAGACTCCCCCTAAAGAGATTAAACGAGACTTCTGTGGTAATCCTATTGAGGACGTTCCAGAGGTTACTACTACCCCAATGAAGAGGAACAATCATGAAACAAGTGTTATATAAAGATAATAGAGTAGAGGTATACCATGGCTAAATTTCATGAAAAAGCTGTGGTCATCTACGGCGTAACTCAGAATGCTGAGGGTAGCTCTGCCGTAAAGTCACTAGCTGACCTAGCAGGCGAAACCTTATCAGTTACCTCTGGGGCTACTGCTGTAACAGGCGGTACTAAGTTCCAATACGGAGTAGCTCCTGGCGATGGCTTAGGCTCTCTAACGGTAGGCGGTTATATCTATGATAACTCTGGGGCAGTAGTAGGTCAAGTAGCTTCCATAGATAGTCAAACTGCTGCAACTTTATCCGATAATGCCCTCGTTACTGTATCAGCCGCTACCTTTAGTACTGGCCTAGGTGCTAAGAACGCATTAGCAGCTCTTAACCTTAACTACAGTACTGAGCTAACCTCCGAAGCCCATGTTTACGTAGGTGATGAGTTGTCTCGTGATGAGGAAACTGTTATTACTGACAAGTATGCTGTATTTGACTTTGAAGTATTCTTACCTAAGCGTGGTACTATCGCTGGTGCTGACCCTGTGGCTGCTGAAGTCCCAATGCCTGACTGGTTCGAGTCTTGCGGATTGGCTACTATAATTAGTACTGGAAGTGGCGGGTATATAGACATTACTAACGGGACTTCCGTTAATGACTACATGACTATTGAAGTTAGACGAAGCTCTCCCGATATTGCTACTGAGAAGTGCTTCGAGATGGCTAACTGCCGTGGTACTATTGACTTTGATAGTACAGTAGGTACTAGAGCCAAACTTAAGTTTAACTATAATGGTAATCTTACACAAGTTGTACAGAAGACTGCTATTGTTGCGGACTTTCAAAACCAGAAGTCAGGCCACGCAGGTAGTATCAACTCTACTACTGTTACATTAAGTAACTTAGCTCTATGGGTCGGTGATACTGCTCCTACTTCCCCGGCTGTTGATGCTACTAACTTCTGCTTTGATAAACTATTAGTTCCTAATGTAGATGGGTTTGAGTATGACAGATATCAGACTAGCTGTGAAGACGGTTGGTCAAAGGGAGCTACGCCTTACGATGTCACTGCTACTATCATTGAAGATGCTGCTGATGCAACTTATAACCCTGATAACCATTTAGAGGAGACCCATCAGTTACTCCTAAACTACGGAAGTGTTGCAGGTAATATAGTAGAACTTACCTGGTATAAGTTAATGCTAGGTGGTGTTACGGCAAGTACGGTAGCTAAGTACTCAGGCCAAGATTTAGCTTTTCGGTGCATAGGTAACTTTAACATTAGACTTAAGTAACTTTAAAAGAGAGCAATGTATGACAACTGCAAGAGTAGGACTAATAGTAGGCCATAGCTTAAAAGACCAAGGGGCTGTTAATAAGCACTCTAAGGTTACAGAGTTTGCCTTTAATAGCGAGATTGTTATGGGTATAGCTGAGCGACTGGCTAAACTTGGCCTTACTCCTGTAGTTATGTATAGAACAACCTATAGGCAGCTTCCCCATGATGTAAATACGGCTGGAGTAGATATAGCGGTATCTTTCCATTGTAACGCATTTAATGAGAGAGCTACTGGGACAGAAGTACTACACTTAGAAGGCGCAGACAAGAGTAAGCATCTTGCTGAGTGTATTCAAAAGGAGCTTCTAGTTGCACTTGGTCTTCCAAACAGAGGAGTTAAGGCAATTAAAAGCCATGATAGAGGTGGTAATCTTCTATATAAGACCGCTATGCCTTGCGTTATAGCAGAACCATTCTTTATAGATAATGACCAAGACTTAAAACTAGCACTAACTAACAAAGAAAAGCTAATAGATGCCTACGTTACTGGTATCTATACTGCAGTTTCCTAATAACTTAACCTAACTACAGAGAGCACTGTACTACAATGACAAGACTATATGTTCAACTACAATCACCTTCAATAGAACTAACAGTAACCGCTAAAGATGCGGCTCATACTAAGCATACTATGACCGTAGGCTTTAAACGCTATGAGGCTATGGAGGGGGCTAGAAGACTGGAAGAACTACAGGACTTATATCAAGCCCAAGTAGGACTATCAGCTAAAGATGCAGATATTGCTAGTATCCATAACTTCTTTAAAGAAGAGATACTATACCTAAAACAGGCTCCTCTTGTTAAAGAAGAAGATGGTAAGCCCAAGCCTTTTATTATCAGTGATACTAGAAAGGTACAACCACTTGAAGATGTCTGGGAAACACCGGAAGAATGTCTGGATGCTCTCCTAGATATGTTTCTTTCGTCTGCGCCCTGGATGTCTTCTTTCTCTAAAGCTATTAATAGCGCACTCTCTAACCTAGAATTAGAGGATGGTAGCCTAAAAAACTACTAGAAGCTGGTGAAACCCTTGGAATGGTCTATAGAGCCGGTAACAGGGATAAGGAAGTTAAGAAAGCTAGAGACGAGGAAGACACGTTTCGAGAGGCCTTTCCAGGGTTATCACTAGAAGAGGAAGATGAGCAGGAAGCTGAAGATATTCATACTATATATCTATGGGAGACTAATGCTAAAGTGTATGAGCTATTTACAATACTAATCCCTTACTTAGGGGAGTACTGTTCACTTAGTCCAGCCTCTAGCATACTACTAAAGCTAATAGAAGAACAAGATTTGCCAGTAACAAAAACACTCTTCCAGATACCTTATATCTGTGGAGGGTTCTCCGATAAGTTTATAGGAAATACAAATGACTGATGTTAAAGTAGCTGTTAGCGTAGATATGGGGTCTGAGGATAACTCCCTAAAAGAGCTAATAAAGCAGCTAGGCCTAGTTACAGCTGCGGTAACTACAACTAATAAGGCTTTAACTTCGGCAACTTCTATATTTGGCAAATACCAACAGAATGTTAAAGAGGCTACTAGAGTACTAGGTAAGCTAATAGGGGCGCAAAAGCTAGTTACGAGTACTGCTGGGACTTCTTCTAATGCTAGTAATGCCCAAAGAGCATTAGATCAGATAGCTGCTATGGAGAGGAAAGCTACCCAAGCTAAGGAAGCTGCTACTAGGACTGCTGCTGCATCACAAGATAGAATACGCCAAGACCAGCTAAAGCTTCAAATAGCAGCCATTAATAGAGCTGCTGCTGCTGAGAGAGCTGCACTTAGTGAGATAGCTAGGGTTAAAAACCAGAATAATAACCTAGCACTAGCTCAAATAAAGAGAGAAGAACTAGCGACCGCTAAAGCATTAAAGGCATCAAGGGATATACAGTTTACTCGTCGTGGTAATGAGTATATGGCTGCTAATGCTGCTGGTATTAGAGCAGAAAATGCTGAACTATCTAAGCAAAAGAACTTCCTTAACTCTATATCTAACATACATGATAACATACTAAGTCATATCTTTGGGGTAGTAGCGGGCTATCGTCTAATAAACGCTGCTATCAATACTATGCTTAATACTTTGCGTAGTGTCCCCAAGGCTCTAATAGAGTTACAGACTACTAAATCTGTCTTCGCAGCTACGTTTGATAGTCAATTCGCTGGGGCAAGTGTTATGACAGCCCTAGACGAAGAAGCCCAACGTACAGGTATATCAATTACTACCCTTAGGGAGAACTTTCGTAACCTAAATGCTTCTATGAGTATTGCAGGGGAGACTACCCAAGACGTGTGGAAGGTATTTACTAACATGAATACCGCTATTACCGCACTTCATCTTTCCTCAGATAGTGCCGTAGGTATATTTCAAGCACTTCAACAGACATTTAATAAGGGTAAAGTCCAATCAGAAGAGTTAACAAAGCAGTTAGGTAATAGACTTCCTGGTGCATTTGCTGCCTTTGCTAAAGCTACTGGTAGAAGTACGGCTACACTAGCGGCAGACATGAAAGCTGGCTTAGTTCAAGCCCATGGTGAACTTGTTAAATTTGCCGAATTCTACGGTAGTACCTTCTCTAAGTCAATGGTTATCGCAGGAGAAGGCTTACAGTCTAACCTCGGAAGGCTAACTACTTCCTTTACTCATCTAGCCGAGACTATAGGTGTTATGCTTGAAGAGCCTATGATTAAGACTGTTAATCTTGCTACAGGGGTAATAGATTCTATACGAGGCATGTTAAAGGGATCTAAAGAGCTTACAGTAGCATTAAACGCAGGACTGGGGTTAGCTTTCGTAGTAGCTGGCCACAAGTTAGCCCTTTTCTTAGAGTTTATGTTAGGGGTTGTTCCTGCTGCGGCTGGTGCTACTGCTGCTTTAGGGGCTACTTCTAGGGCTATGACACTACTAAAAGTGTCCATGGCTTTCTTACTTAGCCCTGCTGGGTTAGTTACAGCTATAGGCTTAGTTGCTGGGGCTATCTATGGCCTAAAGAAAGCCGGGGAAGAAACTAATGATGTGTTCGCTAGGGGCGAGAAGGCTATAAATGATTATATTGAGAGAATAAGAGTAGCTACTACTGGTAATTCAGAACAAACTAAAGAGCTACAACTATCTATTCAGAATGACCCATTCATACAAGAACAGCTAGGGTTACTAAAGGAGTATGAGGTTAAGCTTAATGAAGCTAAAGCTGCAAGAGCTAAGTTTGGTGAAGTAGCTGTTGGTGCTGCTAGTAAAGCTTCTCAGGCACAAGCTAACATACTACAAGCGGACATAGACAAAGCTGAAGCTGCTATATTCGCCTCTAAGGATGCTATAGCTAGGCATACTGCTGGTATAGGGAGAGATCTAGCTACTAAAGAGAAGAAACTACAAGCAGATAAACTTGCTGCGACTAAAGATGCCGGAGTACGTCAGACAGACGCCACTGTTAGTGCTACTCAGTCTATGCTCGCTCAAGTAAAGGCACTATATGATAACAATAAACTATCTATACAGACCTATTATTCTGAGCTAAATATACTACAGAGCCGTGCCTTTGATGAGAGATTAGACCAGTTACGCGGGCAGTTAGCTAAACAAAGAGACCTTATAAAGAAAGCCCCAGAGGGTTCTCCTGCCCGAGAGACATTAGCTAACCAATCTAATAGTCTTAAAGTTAAGATAAGTAACCTGGAAGCTGAGAAGAGTGCTAAAGAACTTAAGACAGCGGGGCAGCGAGATACTGCACAAAGACAATTCAACGAGAGTCTTATAGCCTCAAGCCAAGCCTACTATACCCTTACTGGTAGTGCTAAGTTAGCTGCTGAAGCCCAGAACAAACTACTAGACTCAAGGCTAGACAAACTATATGCTGAGGCTTTTGCTGGCAAGAATAAAGAACTAACTCTGTTTGCTATAGGTCAACTAGAGTATACTAAGGCTAATAACGTAGCACAAGCAGAACTAACTGATAGTATACGTAACACTACTATAGCAGAACAGGCACTAAATAACGCAACTACTAGGACTAATGCGGACGTAGACGCAGGGACTAAGACAAATCTACAGGGTATGTTAGATAAGACTGTAGCTGCTGAGGCTTATATCGCCACACAGACTAAGATTATCGCCAACGCAGAGACAGAGTACAATAGAACTACTGATGTAAATGGCAATATACGCAGGTCTATTGACGAAATGACAGCTAGTCTATATGCTTTCCAACAGACCTCTAACGAAGTTGTAGTGTTCACACGGACTACTCTAAATGATGCACTAAGTAGTAGTTTTAAAGACTTTATAACTGGAGCTAAGAGTGCTGGTGAGGCTATGAAAGACTTTGCCCTTACTGTTATAGATAGCTTAGCTCAGATAGCCGCACAACAACTAGCTAGTCAGATACTAGGCAGTCTATTTAGTGCAGTTGGGTCAACTTCTATAGCAGGGCTTGGGACAGCGGCTACTACACAGATAAGTGGCTCAGCAAGCCTATCTTCTCTTGATATAGGTAGTCTTATAGGAGTTACGCCATTTGCTAAAGGAGGTATACCAGATATAGGTAGTTCTCCTGCCACTTTCCCCATGGGTTCTCTTAGAGAAGGCGGTAAGCCCGAAGTCATCATGCCCATTAAGCGGGATAGTAAGGGTAATATGGGAGTTTCAGCTAGTAATGTAGGCGGGGGAGGTATCTCTATAGGTACTATTAGCGTATCAGTAGTAGAGAAAGAAGGCAGTAGCGCACAAGACCAAGGGGAAATTATATCTAAAGCTATAGGGAATCAGCTACGAGCGTTAGTTCAACAGGGTATTGCTAAGGCTAGTAGACCTGGTAATCAGCTTAATCCGACTCAAATAACTGGAGTATTCTAACAATGGCGGACTTACCACTACAATCAAAGCTTCTTAGGGCAGTAGAGACTACTATTGCGGTCTCTGGAAAGAGTACTAAAGAAGAAAGTCCGGTATATGAGGGGGCAAATGAGGTAGTTAATGCTGTAAGACGAGGGTGGAGCGTAGAATATATACCACTAAGTCCGACTGATAAGGATACAGTACTAGTATTTCTCTTCTTAGTTCGGGATACAGTAGTATTTCAATATACTGATGGGTGTGGTGGCACTGTCTATAACGTAAGAATGGTTAAAGACAGTACTAAAGTAGTTAGAAGAAAAGGTAAGTATACTATCTCACTTGAATTACTCCAAAACTTCGGAGGCTAGTTCAATCTTTACCTCAAGAGGAACTAAGCCCAATACGAGATAGCTCTAACGTCTATCCAACGAACACTGCCAGAGGTCTTTTATCGTACCTAACAATTAACCTACATCCTTCCACTACTAGGAGTGCTAATTATACAATCAGCAGCACTGAAGAGACTCATTGGGGCCACTTTCCCTCTTTATATAGCTTACAATTTACCCCCATCCCTCTCCTCCAATACTACCTCGTCACTCCCAATAACCAACCCCTTAGGCTCACTAAAGTCTAACTCGCTCACGTCTACCTTTTCCACCCCTAACTTCCTCATTAGCCCTACTATAACTAACGCCTCAACACTAAACTCTTTCACCTCCCCCCCCCTCCAATCTAATAAAAACATCAACAAGTTCCTCGAACTCTAACACTGCCTGTTTCTTCTGGGCATCCACACTAACTCCTCCGCTAACTAACATACTAAAAGGAGTCCTCTGTAAAAACCGCTCTAACCTCTTACCTAAGTACTTAATTATCTCCTTATTTGTCTTAGCCTTAGCTAGTTCTGCCTTATATTTAACCAAACTAGACCTAATCTGCTTAGTAAATGACATACTTTTAACCCTTTTACACTTAGATAAGCCTAGTTCACTCTTTAATTCCTTGTATAAGTCCCTTTTATATGCCTCTGATGACTTCTTTAAGAACATAATACCCTCAGTTTCTGCCCCATACTTATCCAATAACCTCCTCTTTATATCCATTATCCTAACACATGTCTCTTTATCTGCCTCATCCCACACACTACTGAACCTTTGTACTAGGTAAGTATCCCGTATTAGTAGTATATTCTGCCTAGTTAGGGAGCTATACACAGCCCTAAGACAGTCTTTTACCTTATTTCTTACTTCTGACTTGAACTGAGAGGTAGCTAAAGTGTCCTTTTGGTCTCCCAACGGTAGGTTCTTATACTCTGAGTTTACTAATCCCGCTACTTCTGCCGCCTCGCTAGTAGATAGATACACCGTAGTTACATTATCCCCGTCAACATTAGGGGCTAGGTAGTCTAATAGACCTACCGATACTATACTACAATAGATAGAGTCATTACGAGGCTCATGGGTCTTACGCTGTGGGAGAACTATAGCTTCTTCCTTACGGGAGACTAGAGTTATACTTCTTCCAGCCTTTTCAACTACATAGTTAGCCTCTAAGAGCTTAAGTTGGGCTGCTTTAGTGTTCCCGGAAGCAACTGGAAAGCCTATAGCTGAGCATAAGGAAGGGTAGTCTTTATATGTTACTGGTAGAGATAGGAGTGCTAGAGTCTCTTTTAATTCTTTCATGGATAGTGTCTGCTAGTTGACTAAAACTTATTATACCATAATGGTCAGCATTTGCACGGATTTATTTGCGTTAAACTTAAACTTTATCTTCGGCCGGTGTCCCGCTGCACGCCCCGTCATCCGTGGCCTCTAGGGCTTTTGTACATATTAGCTCCCCCCTAGTGTATCTAGAGTTTCTATAGGGGGGGGCTAATGTGTACAACTTAGCTGAATCCAGCGCTATTCGTGGCCTGGAGCCTAACTTGTCTAATTAGCTACTTCTGCATTAGTCATATAAACCGCAGTACCCTACTCCGCAGTTACTTTAATATTATTACTAAGAAGTTCCTCTATATAGTCGCGTATTTCCTTAAATTGAGTGTCTAAACTAACACCATTACCTACTAAAACACTAGCATTGTCTGCCCCATCCTCTAAGTATAGGTCTACTTTCTTTCTCAAGTCGTCTAATACCTGTCTATTAGTCTCTAAAATAAGACTAGCCTTGTGAAGTTCTCTCTTATACAGGCGAACACTAAGCTTAATTGCCCTAGAATAGCTAAACTTCTTCACCTTTCTATATGAAGTTATACCTAATTCTTCCTTAACTAGCTGGCTTACTCTAGTAAGATAGGCATTAACTAGAGGAGTAGTGTATATAAATGCCTCAGTACTTATGCCCCTTTCTGCTAAAACCGCCTTCTTTATCTCTATAATCCTAGTAGCTTCTGAGTTAGTAGCCTCCCTCTGTACTGGCTTATTACCATTCTCTCGCTGTAGGGTTACTAAGAAAGTATCATCTAACTTCAAAGCGTTCCTACTCTTAAGATGTCTAAAGCTCCCCTTTAGTATAGAATCTAACTTATTATAGCTCTCTATATTAAAGAACTTAATACTCTTTGAGGCAGTACCAGTCCCAGTAACTTCCCTATCTCTGGCCTTATAGTTACTATTAACAATGCCAACTAGCTCCGCCACCTCTAGTACGCTTAGGTATGTAACTGTTACTTCAGTTTCCCCAAGAGTCTCAGGTATATCCTCTTCTAGTCTCTGAAGTAGTAAGTGACAAGTATTAATTAAATACTTAGTACCTTCTCTTATCTTACGCATAGGTACTATTGCTCCGTTTACTATAGTTTGATCTGCGCTAACTTCCGTCTTTCGCCTAACTAGCTGTATGAAATGCCCGGCTTTCTTATACTCCCAGTTAAGGTCTAGTAGTTTCCTAGCCGATACCTTAGCCCCACTACTCATATCACTGTCCCAACCAAAGCCAATACACAGGGCTTTCCAGTTCTTAAAGAGAGTACCGGGAGTAGCAGAGAGAATAGCCTCTATAGGTAGGCTAGTCCCTTTCTTAGTGGTAGACTGAGGTAGAGTTATAGTAGCTGGCATGAATTATCCCGAATATATTTAAATGAGCCTTATTATATCACATTTTGCCGAAAAGACCCGCTAATTCAGCAGCTCAAAAAAGCCCCAAATTCGATCCCTATTACACATAGTAGGGATTGTAAATAGGGCTTTTTTCAATCCCGCGCTATTCGTGGCCTGTAGCCCTTTTAAGCCTCTATTGTCTAATCTCCCTTAGTACTCTTCGCCTTATATACCACTATACTAGCCCTTTCTTATCCCTATAGTACTAGTTTAGTTATAACTATAGCCCTAATTCCTGTAGTTACCGCGTGTAGTACCGTGGAACGAAGTGACTCAGGTACGGGTGCAGGCGTAGCCGAGCCAGACCGCGCCTTATACTATACTAGGTAGCCGAGCCTC